TTTGTGTTGATCGTGATGCCTTGCAGATTGTGACCGGCCGGCATGATGAGCCGGTTCACCGCAACGCCGCCGAGCGCGCCGAGATCGAACTCGACCCAATGCCCCGCCGCGACAGTCGAGAACTTGAAGTTGTTTCCCAGCCGGTAGTCGATCAGCCGCTCCAAGCCGAAGCCAGCGGCAGCGGCGACGGACGACGCGATCGCCGCGACTCCCACCTCGGCGCCATAGTGGCGACTGATGAACGCCGGGTTTCGGTAGGACACCTAGGCGACCTGGCCCGTGCGGTTGAGACGCGAGCCGCCGCCGGGTAGCCGGATCCGCGTGCCGCCCTGGCTGAGCGTCGCGCCAGCGGCGATGGCGGCGGGGATGTCCCCGGCCTCAGCAGCAGCGAGCGCAGTACGGTGGAGCGCTGCGGCGGACTGGTTCGCAGTCGTCGTGACTAGGCGGAGCGTGGTATTGAGGGTGCGGTAGGCGGCGTTCGCACCCGTGGCTTCTTCTTTCGATTCCCTGAGCGCGTCGGTAAACGCAGTCGTCCCGGTGGCGGCGTCCTGCATCTCGGCGCGGATGAGCGCCTGCGCTTCCTTGAGCTGCTCCACCGCCAGCCGGTAGCCGGCCACGTTCTGACCCGTGGCTCGATACTGCGCGTCGAGCGCGGCGAGGGCAGCTTCGTTCGCCCGCAGCTCCGCTTCGAAGTCGCGGAGCGTCACGCCGGCCTTGGCAAGCGCAGCGAGGAGTGCGTCCTGTGCGGTCGCGTTCTCTTCCGTGATACGAGCCGCGCGCTGCTCGGCCGCTGCGAGCGCATCGACGCCGACGACGGCCGCGAGTGCGCCGCGCTGGAGGGCGAGGTAGTTGAGCGCTGCGTTGCGCGCGGCCTCTCCGCCACCGGTCACGGCCGCAGCGCTGGCGGAGGCGGCCGGCGTGAAGTTGGCGATCGCGGTCGTGAGCGCCTGGATCACGCCGACCAGTGCCTGCGACTCGACTACTGGAGTGGCCGCGGCTTCCGCCAGCTCGGCGAGAGCCTTCCCGAGCTGGCCAACGGCCCCGGTGAACGTGTTCAGCTCGGCGGCAGCCGCGCCGCCCGTCCTCTCCTCGACGATCTTGAGCCCTTCGCCCGCCTTCAGCGCGGCGGCCTCTAAGTTCTTGATCTCCGGGATGAGCTGCGCGAGCGCGCGGCCGTTTCCTTCGAGCGACCGCGCGAGCGCGGCTGCTGCGCTGTCCAGGTCGATGCCGAAGGCCGCCGAGAGATCCGCAGCAGCTCGCGTGACCCGCTCGATCTCGGCGGGCGTCTGCCCCATGTTCGCGAGGAGCGTCTGTGTCGCGATGACCTGCTCGTCTGTGGCCTTCGTCGTCTTCGCGAGCGCGTCGGCCTGCTTCAGCAGCGACGCCTCTACTCCCGCGGCATTCGTCCCGAAGCGCTGGAGCGACTGCTCGAGCCGGTTGACGGCGACTTCCGCCTCGGCCGCCTCGGTGACGGCAGCCTTCAGGCCCTTGACGAGCACGCCAACCGCGACGGATGCCGCACCGAATCCCAGCGCGAAGTTGCTGCGCAGGAAGCCGCCGAGCCGCTCGAAGCGGCTCTGCACCTTCGCGACCGTCGCCGACGCATCATCGACGGCGACGATGCGCGCCTTGACTGTTAGATCGCGGGCCACTCTGGGCCTCCGCTGCTAGAGGAAGATCAGCTCGGCCTCGCCGTTCGCCGATGCATTCACGGCGACTAGCTCGCACTCCGCGGTGTAGGACCCGCCCGCGATGTTGGGCTTGAACGCTCGCAGCTCCGGCGTTGCGAGCGATACGCGGTACGCGAGCGGCCCGGTCGCTGCCGTGCCGACCGTGAACGTCTGCGGGCTGGTCGGCGCCGTCGAGCGCACCAGCTCGCTCCGCTCGAAGTCGATATCCCCGGAGTCGGCGAAGATCGTCGCCTCCATCGTGATCTCTCGGCCCGTCTGACGGGTGCGCTTGCCCGCCGATGCGTTCGAGTCGGGAATGTCCTCAGTCCCGCTATCGACGGTGAGCGTCGCCTCGGTGAAGCCTCGGAGCGCCGCCGAGATGCCCCAGTTGTGGCCGACCGTCTGAATGATCGGAGCCGACGCCGAAGCCTGGAATCCGTAGTTGAGCGTCGGGAATGTCGAGGCCGCGCTGAACGAGTCGATGGTCCCGCCGAGGCTGAAGGTCGCGATCGCCACGTTCCCCGGCTCGAACTCGAACGAGACGCTGCCAACGATGTCCTTGATGACCCAGTGCATGCCATTGAGCCACACCTTGGCGGTCATGATCTGCACGGATCCGGGCGCGTAGCGGTAGCCGACGCCGCTGCCCCATGCTGCGCCGAGGAGCCCGCAGGACTGAATCAGTGCATCGACGCCCTTCCTGGGCTTGTAGTCCGCATCGACGGCAGTGACGCCCGCGCCGTTGCCCTTGAGCTGAATCGACACGTCGAAGCCGTCGAGGGTCTCGCCGACAAAGTTGCTCGCCTGCTTCGTGAAGCTGCCGGCAACGGCCGCTTTCTCGACGAACTCGCGTAGGAAGCTGATCTCTACGCCACTCTCGGCTATGCCGCTTTCGGGGTCCCCGAGCACGATCCCGTCCGCCTCGGTAAGTGAGCCCGTGAGTGCCGCAATCGTGGCGTCTGCGGTTCCGAGTACCGACTGAACCCCAAACGCTACGGCGATTTGAAAGGGAATCTCTGCCATGGTGGCTCCTTCAGCGGGTGAGCTCGGAGATTTCCGGATCTCCGTCGTTAGCAATGCGGGCGTCTACAAACGGACCCGTCCAGAACTCACGCGCCGCGAACGTGAGCATCTGGGCGATCATCGGGCCCATGGTGTAGGAGCGTTCCGTCGCGGCGAGTGCCAGCGCGTGGAAGACACGCAGCGTCACGTCGAGTGCAGTGCCGTTGACGTTGCTACTGATGATCCCGACATCGGCGGTGATCGAGAGTGCGAAACGCGCCGTCCCGGCCGGAACCGACTCGACGGGCGGATCGGCCAGGTCCGAGTCGAAGCGCGCAGCGCCAGCGCCGAGGGCCGCAACGATCGCCGCGGCCCGGTCCGCCTCCCAGGCCGCGACGGTGGTCGTAACGAGAACGACCGTCGTCTCGAGCTGCCAGGAGATCGCGCCCGTCGCGCTCCCTCCGCCGCCGGCCGCGCCCGGGTCGATCTCGAAGGCGAGCACGGCGACGAAGTGCGCGCTGGTCGGGTCCGGGAAGGAGTCGATCGAGACCAGGACCGACGTGATGAGCCCGCCGAGCGTCACGTCGGCGGCGAGCGCAGCGTCAACCGCCTCGGCAATCTCCCGCACCGCCTCGAGCGCGGCGTCGTTCCCGGCCTCGTCAGAGCCGCCCTCGCCGACGATCACGAGGAGGCCGGCGTAGGTGGTGACCGTCCCCTCCTCGGTTGCGGCCTGAGTGCGCAGGAAGGCGTCCGTGTAGGCGTAGGGGAAGCTGCCGGCCGGAATGCTGCTGTGCTGGATCGCCCCGAGGGCCGTGGTCAGGTCCGGCCGCGCGGTCGCCGCTGCGACGAGGATCGCCTGCTCGAGCTGGGTAACGAAGCTCACCGGGCGGCCCGGTCGATCTCGCGCCCGTAGTGGAAGGCGAAGATCCGCTCGAACTGCTTGGCCGCGTCTTCCAGGGCCGGCCCGAGAAAAGGCCTGGCCGGGTAGCGTGCGCTCCGCTGGAACGCCGCCACCTGGTAGGGCCGGGTGGTCCGGCCGAAAGCGGTGGTTCGGGTATGCGCCCGGACGGACTGCGAGACGGTCCCGCCGAACTCGTGAACGGGGCCGTAGGCGACGTCAGTGCCCACCTCGATGAACCGGGGGAGCCCGCTCGTATCGAGCCCCTCGCGGTAGCCGCGCCCCGCGAGCGAGGCCCGGAGGCGCCCGCTTCGGGAGGTGAGGCGCTTCGGGTCGGCCGGGGCGTCGCGCTTGCTGCGGCCCTTCCCGATGCGCCCACCGCGGATGATCTTGTCCGTGGCGGCGATGCGCGCCGTCAGCATGGCTGCTTCCGTGAGAGCCCCCGAGAGCGCACGCCGGTTGGCGGGGGCCCGCATGGCCGCGAGCACCCGCTGGAGGCGCTCGACCCCAATGAGCTGGACGGTCAGCCGCGCCACGGGACCCGCACCTCCCGGTAGCGGTCGAGCACCTCCCGCACTTCGGGGAGGAAGCCGCCCGGTGAGAACTGGGCCGCGCCGCCCCGGTCGGGGGCGCTTCCGATCAGGCCGAGCCGCCCGCCGCCGGCCTGCGTCTGCTTGAACTCGTGCGCGCACTGCTTCGTCGCGGCAAGGCGAAGGTCCGTCGGCACCGTCGCGTAGCCCCGTACCGAGTCCACCTCGATGTCCGCGCCCTGCCACCATTCGAGGGTCGCGTCCTCGTCGCCTCCGATGATGCGCTCGATGATTCCATCGGCCGCGCCCACCTTGAAATCGACGTTGATCGTGAGCGCGGTTCCGCTCAGCCGAAGCACCGGGCTTCCGATCACGGGAAAGCCGTTGAGCACGAGGGAGCGCGACCCCATGCCCCGGTAGCGCTCGGCCGTGTAGGTGCGCTGAGCTACCGGCCGGCCGATCCATCCCTCGATGGCACGGGACTCGGCCTCGACGATCTCGAGGAGCAGCGCGTCGCGGTCGGTCCCCGTGACGCCGAGGAACTCCTTGACCCGGGGCACCGACGTGAGCAGGACGTCCGCGTTGAACGCCAGATAGCCCGAGAGGTCGGTCGGCGTCCCGACCAGCGACGCCACGCGCACGAAGAGCTGCGTCCCGCTCGCGACCGCTACCGAGCCCGTCGTGCTGTTCGTCTTCTCGCCCGTCGCCAGCGTGATCGTCGCCAGCAGCGTGCTCGCCGTCCTGATCTCGACGACCAGCGAGCCACCCGAAGGTGCCGTCAGCACGGTGACGGCCGCTGCGGTGAGCGTGGCGTCCGCGAGCGGCGTCACGATCGCAACGTCAACGCCGACGAACGGCGCGAGATCGCCAGCGATCGTGGGGAGCGAGACGCGATCCACCGGCTACTCGCTGGCCTTCTTCTTGGCCTTGGGCTCCGGCGCAGGCTCCGGCTTGGCGGCGGGCGCGAGTAGCGCGCGGCCCTCGGCCACCAGAGCCTCGACCTTGTCGAGCCGCTCGGCGTAGCTGAACATGCCGTTCCCGGCGACGCCTCGGATCTTGAGCAGTACGTCGAGCGGATCCTGCATCACTCCTCCTCGCTGGGTGCGCTGCTCGACTCGGGCAGGTCGGCCGCCTCAGCGAGCAGCGCCGTGATCGTCTCGATGCGCTGCGTAGTCGTGAGGCTTCGGTTTCCGGCGATGGCGCGGATCTTGAGCAGCGCCTCGTTCTGATCCGTCATCGCTCTCCCCTCGATCGCGTCCGCCTCGGTGCATGCGGTCGCGTGAATCCGGGTGCGAGGAGCGCGCGCCCGAGCCGGGTCTGACTCGGGCGCGCTTCCTCATTGCGCTTGCCTTACGCGACGGTCGCGAGGGCCAGCATCTTCCGAGCCGCATCGGCGAGCGTGATCGCCCCGTCGAAGCGCTCGGTCACCTTCCACTCGACCTCATCCGTCGCCCATGCGACGTGCTCGCTCGTGCGGATGGTGAGGGGGCCGCCGTCGAGGTAGCCGTAGGCGAGACGCGGACTCCCCACCCACAGCGTGCCCGACGTGAACGGCAGGTCGTAGACCGGCCGTCCGAAGATCGAAGCCACGGAGCCGGGCACCGTGTCCTCCACCACCAGCGGGCTCGAAAGGCCCGGCGCCATGATCGGGCGCCCGTTGCCGTCGAGCAGCTGGCTGAGCAGCTTCAGCGTCGTCCCGTCGGCGCAGAAGATTGCGTCCCGGCGGTAGGGCTTCGGCAGCGCGAAGAACAGCGTCACCACGTCCTTGTACGTGAGCACCGTGCTCGTCGCCTCGGCTACGTCCGTCACGCCCGTCACCAGGGATGTCGTGATGTTCGGCGCCGTGCCGTTGCTGGTCGCGAACTGCGTGTCTTCGAGCGCCCCGAGCGCCGAGCCCGCCCGCTCCGAGAAGAAGCTCACGAGGTTGAAGGCCGAGTCCGACAGCATCTCGTCGGAGGTTCGGAACTTCGCCTGTGCCTTCTTCTTGCTGAGCAGCACGCTCGCGAGCGTCGGGTTGACCTGGCTCGCGGTCGCACCTTCGGCTGCCATCGCCGCCGTTGCCACGCCGCTCGCGGGGATCCGCAGCGTGTTGGCATCGGAGGTGAAGCGCTGGAAGAGCGCCCGGCCGATCGACTCGCGATCCCTCGCGAGCACCATCAGCGCCGCCAGCGGCAGCGGCACGATCTCGCCGCCCCCCGCTGCGCCGATGCCCGAGGTGGCGTTCGGCGTGCCGTAGAGGTAGCCGGCCCGCTCTCCGCCCGCGCGGCGATACTCGGAGTCGAGTTCGCGACCGAGCCGCTCCATCTCGGAGTGATTCCCGCGCCTGCGCGCGAGGATCCACGCCTGGATGCCGCGGTCGCTCAGCTGATTGCGGACCTTCCGCACATCGGCCGGCAGCTGCCGGTAGAGCATGTCCTGCAGGTCCGACACGTCGCCGAAGCCGAAGCGGCCGTAGCGCTGGTCGGGGGTCGCCTCGGGCGTGACGGCCGGCGGCGTCGGCAGCGTCGTCGGGCGCAGCGGCTGACGAAGAGCCGTGATCGCGGCGATCATTTCCTCGCGGGTCGCGGCCCGTTCTGCTTCGAGGGTGTCCCGGAGCGCGTCGAGCAGCGGGTCCGACGTGCGAGGCGGCGGCGTCTCGACGGGGATTCCTTCGACGGTGGGAGCGTTCCGCTTCCACGTCCGGCGAGCAGGCCCGCCGGTTCGGTGTTCGTTTCTCATAGTCTTGGCCTTCCTGTGGCCTGGCGGATCACGTCCGCCAGCTCTTGCCGCGACTTCTCGCGGTGTTCCGCCAGGAGAGCCCGCAGGGAATCCACTGTGGGCACCACGACCGTCGGCCTGGCAGCCGGCGGCGGGATGAAAACGGGTTCAGGCTCGGGCTCGTCACGCACGAGCAGCGCCGCAATGGCGACTGGTGCGCGAAGGCTCGTGCCCTCGATCAAAGGCCACTCGTCTCCAGCAACGTCGGAGAGGGCCGTGTAGAGCTCGGCCCAGCCGATGCCGGCGGCGCGCGCGTTCGCGATGGCCTCGGCCGTGCGCCCACGAATCTCGGCGGGCGTCGGAGCGGGCGGTTCGGAATCGAGCGCGAGGCTGCGCCAGAACTGAGCCGTTGCCCCTTCGCCCAGCTCGTCGGCCCGGCCGATCAGCGCCTTGGGATCCGCTCCGACGGCAACGACGCTGCCCTCGAGCGCGCGCCAGCTCTCGAAGTACATGCCGTACTTCTTGCGGTAGTCGGTCTCGCCCTCTTTGACGTGCGCGGGATGCTCGGGCGGAAGCTCACGCCGTGAGACCGGCTGCTTCAGCGCATCCCACCGAATCGAGACGGCCCGGACGTGGCCGAGTCCGATCATATGAGCCAGGTCTCGCCGGATTTCGGCTGAGACGCCGTCCCCTGTCAGCTCGATCAGGCCCGTAGCGCGAAGACGTCTCGGGTTCGCGTCCAGCTCCCGCACCGGCTTCGTGATCGACCCGAGCTGCATCGTCGGATCCGGCATGTGCGACGTGAGGAGCGGAATGCGGGAGCCGATGCGCCCGCCCTCGATGGACAGAATGTGCCCGTCGGCCGCCTCGCCTTCGGTCGCGAGCGTCATCGGGAACTCGAAGACGTCGCCGCTACGCGCGCCTTCCCCGATCTCGAGGGTGCGCTCGTGCATGACGGCCTCTGCGCTGCGCTGGTAGGTCTTCATGGCGCTCCTCACGAGGTCGGCACGACGTAACAGGTGACGTCCCAGTTTCCAGTGCCGCCCGAGTCGAGGAAGAAGCGGCAGGTGCGCGGGATGGGGCCGGGGTGCGGTTCGGCGATGCCGGTAAAGTTCGCGCCGCCCGCGAAGATTCCGAAGTAGTAGACAACGGTTCCAGCTGCTGCGATCGCCGCTGCAGCGGCTTGCAGGGTCAGATAGGTCCCGTCCGGGAGCTTCATCTGGAGCGTCGGCGTCAGCGTGATGGTGCCCGCGCGGGTGCCCGTTACGACGACGAGATAGAACGAGTCGAAGTTCCCGCAGTCGAAGTCCCGCGTGTTCTCGTCGGTCACGAAGTTGGCCGTCGCGCGCAGCGTGAAGGCTTCTTCCTGGTACGCCATCTATGCCTCCGATGCGAAGACCGGCGTGACGAAGCACCGGCAGTTCACGCTTTCCGCGGCCGAGAGATCGCTGCCACCTGCACCGATCCCAGGCGCGTCCGCTAGCTCACCGCTGCCGAGGACGAAGGGCTCGTCCGCGTCCGCCCGCTGCCCGTCCGTGCCCGCGTGCGAGTCGCGGACGGCATCGTCCTGCGACGTGTTCCACACCTTCCCGGCGACGGCGCCGCTCTGGCGGAAGCCTTCGAGGTGAGCGCCACTGCTCGCGCGCAGCACCTCGGTGCGTGCGATCGTGCGCGCGTGGTCGCGGCGGGTGCGGAACGTCTCGCGGATGCGCGCGGCGATCTGGTCTTGCCCCTCGCCTGCGTCTACCCCTTCGGTGATCGCGCGCCGCACGGCGCGCCGGGTGGTCTCGTTGACGCGCGCCATGAGCGAGGCGCCCTGCCGGAGGAGCGCGCGCTCGACGTCGTCTGTGAACCGAAACGCCGCCTTGCTGCCGGTCTTTCGGAGGACGTCCTCGCCGATCTCGCGGAAGGCACGCCGCCGGACGGGCTCCACCTGGCGACGGAAGAGCTGTACCCAGCGGGTCGGGTCGAATAGATCGTCGAGGAGATCGCGAGAGTGGGTGCGGGCACGAAGCCCCCCGAGATCCTCGAGCACCGCTTCCCGCTGGGCAGCGAACACCGCGCGCATGGATCGCTCGAACTCCGGGCGGTAGCGGGCCTCGGCGAAGACGAACCGCTGCCACGCTGCCGCTGGAGTCCACCACGAGCGCACGCCATCCGTGCGCGCGCGCGGTGAGTCGTCGTCTTCGTCGGGCTCGTCGTCGGCCTCGGGCTCCATGCCGAGCGCGACCGGGTCATCGGGCTGGCTTCCGAGCCCCTCGGCCGCCTCGTCGGGCCGGTACGGAACGTCGCCGAAGCTCCCGATGGGCTCCTCGCCCCACTCGGCCGGGTCGAGCCCGCGGTCTTCGCGTACCTGGTTGACCGTGCGGACCTTGAGCGTGAGGTCCTGGCCCTCCTGGCGGAGGTCATAGTCCTTGTCGGGCGCGATGAACTCGGCGAAGCGGACCTTGAGCGCCGGATCGAAGTCATGCGCGAGCCGTTCGGTCAGCGCGTCGGCGATGATCTCGGTGATGGGATAGATCGTGTGGGTATCGAACACCCAGGCGTTGGTTTCCGCCGTCGCCCGCCCGAGGCCCGCCTCGTCGGTATCGCCAAGGACAGATCGCGGGACGCCGTAGGCGTTGAGGATGCGGTCCCGGAACGCGGCCATCATCTCGACGTTCTCCGTGACGCCGCCGAAGGCCGCGAACTCCTGGATTTTGAAGCCGGGCGGGATCATCGCCGGGAGGCCGGACAGCTCGCCGCGCCGCCGGTTGTAGCGCTGCTTCCAGTCCGCGAAGAAGCGCAGCAGCGTCTCGCCCTGCGGCACCGTGGCCGTCGGCTCTGCCACCAGCGCGACCTTCGGGATCGCGTCCTTCTCGTAGTGGCTGCGGACCGTCTCGTCGATGAACTTCGAAGCGTCGTGGACCGCCGCCTGCGGCCCGAGCGCGCCGAGCCCAGCGAAGGGGTTCGCCGGGTCGGGCATCCAGATGCGGATGACGTCGGCCGCCTCGTAGCGAACGTCCCCCGCGTTCGAGTGGTAGATGTACCCGCCGATCACCGTCCCGGGATCGCTCACCAGCTCCATGCGGTCGGGCGGAAGCGGCCACAGCTCGGCCGGGAGCCGGAGGCCGTTGCCGACTTTGAGCAGGTACGCATCGCCGTTGTGGGAGAGCCAGTAGCCGAGGAGCGCGAGCACCTGGCGCAGCGAGAAGATCGGATTCGCGTGGAGCACGTCACCGAGGGGATGATCGTCGAGCACCTCCTCGGTGATGGTGCCGGCCTGCTCGCGGCGGACCTCCACGACTTCGAGAGCGAGGCAGAGGAGACGATTCGCGATCGCCCGGGCTGCGATGGCACCCCAGCCGTTGAACTCGCGCAGGAGCGCCGCTGTGGTCGGCTGCGAACCGCTCGCAATCAGGCCCGTGCGCTGCACGCCCGGGAAGTACGGCGGCTGCTGCTGGGCCGCGCGGGCGTCGCTCTGGTACGCGCGAAGGGCCGCGCGGCGGGCGCGGAAGCGGCCGATGCTCGCGAGGGGGCTAGGCATCGTCGTATTCCAGTGCCGCAAACGAGGCGAGCGACTCGCGAAGCCGCTCCTCTTCGCTCACCGCAGGAAGTGCCAGCGCCTCGAAGCCCCAGGCCCCGACGAAGAGCTCGGTCAGCGCCCAGACCAGCGCATCGGCCCGGTCCGGAGACCTGTCGCCCACGAAGCCCTCGAAGGTAAAGCCCGAGAGCTGGTCCTCGAGCTCGGGGAACCTGACGACGTGGTGGATCAGGCCCTTTTCGTAGAGCACGCTGATCGGCTCGGCGCGGACGTGCTTGCCCCGCGTGGCACTGACGAGCTTCACGGGCACCGTCGAGTCGATGTTCCGAATGACGGCCGCCACCATCTCGCCGCCGTTGTTCTTCTCGCCGAGCACGAGGTCGGCCTTGTATTCGCGGAAGGCATCGACGGCCCGGAGGCCCCAGCCCTCGGGCGAGAGACGCCCCGAGCGATCGGCCAGCACGTAGCCGTGACCGTCTTCGCCCTTCCCGGCGACGTTGATGCCCGTCTCGTCGCTGTCCTCGTTGCTGCTCGCTGCCGGGTCGATCGCCACGACAATGCGGCCGAGCGTCGGGACCGGACGCGGGAGGTTCGCACGCAGCCGCATTTCGAGCGTCCAGAGCGCACCCGGGAAGTCCTCGAGCAGCTCGCCCGCGATCTCCTGCCGCTCGAGGCGGGTCCCGGCGTAGCGGCGAAGGATCTGATCGAGGAACGCCGGGGCGAGGTTGCTCGCGTTCTCCTGCGTCGCGCCCCGGGTCACCATCGTCGTCGGGTCGTCGATCAGCTCGCGCAGGATGCGGCAGATCGCCTTGGGCTTCGGCGTCGTCGTAACGCAGGCCCGCGGGTCGCTCCCAAGGCGAAGCCCGAGGAGCGCGTTGTCCCACGCCTCGGGGTAGCGCCAGGTCGCCACCTCGTCGGCCCAGAGCGTGTCGTGCTGAGGCCCGCGGAGCAGGTCCGGCTCGTCGCCTGAGTACGTGGTGACGAGGGCGCCGTTCGCGAACGTCACGCGCCGCTTGCTCGGCTCGTACTCGGGGCGCTGGTGAGGGGGAAAGCAGCTGAGCAGCCCCGACTCGCCTTCGACCATGACGTCGCGCGTATCGGCGCTGGTGCGCCCGACGAGGGCGATTCGCCGTGCGCCCTTCGCGATGCGGTCGCGGATCCACTCGGCGCCGGTACGGGTCTTGCCCCACCCGCGGCCGGTCATGATGAGCCAGGTCCGCCAGAGGCCCGAGGGCTCCGTCTGCTCCGTGCGCGCCCAGGTCTTCCGCCAGTCGTGGAGCACGTCGCTCATGGCGCGCAGCTCGCGCGTGTTCAGGCTCTCGATGAACTCGGCGGCGCTCACGTCCGCCCCTTCGCGTCGAGCAGCCGGCGCAGGCGCATCCCTGCGGCCTCGCGCTCGTGCGCCTCGCTGTCGCCGATGGAGCCGAGCTCGAGGCGGTCGGTCTTCGGCATGAAGCGCTCGACGATCATCGCGCGCAGCCGGTCGTCGATGAAGCAGTCGGCCGCGAGCCGCCGCAGCACGTCATCGGTGGCCGCCGCTTCGATGGCTTCGCGAAAACGACGCCCCGCGGGCTTGCCGCTGACGCCGTGCGGGTTGCGGACCTCGCCCGGCTTGATGGCGTGAGCGCGCAGGGCAGCTAGCTGCTTCTCCGTCCGCGGGCGCTTCGGGCCTTGCTTCTCGCGTCGCATTTAGCAACGACGAACCCCCGCCGGGGATTCTCGAATGCGTCTATGGCGCTCCGCAACGGCCGTTACCGTTCGCTTCTATGCGCTCCTATGCGTTACCGATGCGCGATGTTCCACATGGAACACCTGAAACTCCGACTCGACGGCAGGCCAGAACCACTCGAACCGCCCTTCGCGCCCGAATCGCCTACACGGCACGTTCGCCCTTCGAAGGGATAGCCGGAGCCATCCGAGGTGCTTTCGTCCGAGGCGGGCCGCTACAGCGCGCGTGGTGAGCCACTGCTCGCTCACGCTCCGCCTCCGTACTGCGCCCGCCTGCGCCGGGGCTGCTGTCGCGGCACCGGGATACCGAGCGCGCGCTGGCGTGCTTCGAGACGAGCCTGCGCGGCGAGGAGTTGGATCAGTGCGGTCAGCGTCATCCGTCGATCCTCTCGTAGAGGCCCTGTGGCGTCATGCGGAACTCCCCGAGCGGTCCATCGCTTCCGCGCTCGCGGTTCTTCACGAGCTTGAGCTTCACCACCCGTGGCGTCGGCGTCTGCTTCATGTGGAGCATCAGGTCCGCGGCGTATTCGAGGCGGCGGCCCTTGGAAACGCCGTCCTGGTTCAACTCGCTGATGATGAGGGCACAGAGGCGCCCTTCGCTCCGCTTCCTCGTCTCGACCATCGCCCCGAGCAGTCGTTCGAAGCGCTCCCAGTAGCCGAGCGCGTCGGCGAAGTGACCGAGCAGCGAGTTGATCGAATCGACTACCAGGAGCGCATCCGTCTGGCCCATGAGCCAGCGCCCGATGTGCATGGCGAAGTCCTCGAAGCCGAGCCGCTGCTCGGGCTCGAGTACCACCAGTGAATGCCCGAGGCACTCGATCACCCGCCCGGCCGGGTAGCCCCACTGCGCCCCGAGCCATCCGAAGCGCGAGAGGTTCTGGGCCTTCGTCATCTCCGCCGCCACGTAGACCGCGCGCTCCCCCCGAAGAGCGGTCTTGAGGGCAACGCTTGCGGCAAACATGGACTTGCCGGAGCCAGCATCGCCTCCGAGAGCGGTAACGCCGTAGACACCGCCGTGAGTCGCGCTGTCGAGCTCGGGGATCGGGCTCGGCCAGCGTGGCGATAGAAAGCCCGTGTCGATGAAGCCGTCCGGTGCCTGCAGCAGCTCCACGGCCGTGAGCGATTTCTCCTCCTCGCAGGCCGAGAGCCATGCAATCCCGAGGGATTCGGCCGGGTCGTAGCCGGGGCTCATGCCGGCGCCTCCGAACCGAAGCGCTCATGGAAGACCTTGGCGATGGGCGGAGCCTGGTTGAGCTTCTCCCAGCGCTGACCGTCCTGCGCATAGATCCGGTTCGCACAGGTCAGCACCCAATCGGCCTTGGACCCTCCTCGGCCGCCCCAGTAGCTGAGCGTCTCGCGGACCTCCTTCTCCACCCACCTGCGGTGACAGTGCGGAGAGGTGTCGTCCATGCCCGGCGCGAGCAGCCACGGTGCCTTTGACCAAAGCAGGCGCCTGAGGCGACCCCACTGCTCGGGTTCTAG